GCGGCTTTTAATTGTTTGTTAAGATAAGAACGCATTAGTCGTTTGAAGTTGTTTCCAACGCCACTCATTTCTTTTTTTCTTGCACGGCTTGCAAATCCTTTGTTTGCGCCAATATATGAACCATTATTCAAATAACCATATTCCAAAAAGTGCGCAAACCACCCACCCTTTTCCGGGTCAGAAAATGAACGTTTCACACGCGGACCAACCGACAATGACGCAAACGTTGCGCCCCTTCTTATTTTTGTTGTGATGATTCCGATTGATTTGGCCAATTGTCCTTTCGATATCTCTGCATATATTCCGCCATTGCGGTATACTTTAAAAGAACCACCATCCAAATCTGTGATTTCATCTTGATATGATTCCACCATTGGTTTCAATGACACGCGTGCAATGCGACGAATCTGTGCCGTTGTGACGCCGTCATGTAAGTTTTCCAATTCTTTGAATGCGCGTTCGAATTCTTTTCGAACATCCTTTTCATCAAAGCCGACATACATCCCACCGCCACCAGTTGATGACGATTTCTTGCCGTATAAATGCTGCGTTAATCTGCCCATCGTGTCACGATTTTTTGGAACGCTTTTCTTGAATCATCATTGATGATGGCCTCAATCTTATACGTTTCGTTTTCGTAAATGATGCGCATTTGTTCGTTTATATCCGAACGATAACGGATGAAAAATTCAACCCGTTTTGTCGCAATAATTTGTTCGCTCTCTTCGCCTTCCTTGCCGTTTTTCTCTTCAACCTTTGCCCATACATTTACCAATGTATTGAACGATTTGTTCACCTCACCAAACGAATCCGTTGATGTGGTGAATGATTGAATCGTGATTCTGCGGTCAAGTTCTCCGGCTTGCTTAATCATTAGAATGTGAATATTCTGTATGGGTTCCAAAGGTATTCCGACGCTGTTGGCAACCTATGAACGCGGTCACTTCTTTGGTCGTATAAATCGGAAATGACCAACATCATTCCTTGAATCAATGGTTTTGGAATGGATGAAACATCCGAACCTACCACATATTGAACAATCACTTGGTTGACAATTCCAGCGGCTGCAAACCAACCCGAAACGGATTGCACGCGTGCCGGTTCTGAAATTGTGTCCGTGACATATCCGTCTGTTGAAATCGTTATTTCTGAACCGATTTCATCTACATATTTGACTGATGATATTGATGCAACGGGACCGCGTGACAAATACAAAAGATTTGACAAGTTGTTCCAACGATTCGTCGGGAACTGGTCAAAGTATTCGTCAATTGTTGTGGTCACTAAAATTCGGCGTGTGTACTCTTCGCACATTGAACGTGCGGCCGAAATTAATGCGGAAATCAAAGCATCGTCATCACTATGGTCAACGCGCAAAAAGTTTTTTGCTTCGCTTAAAGTGATGGCCTCAGTTGCCGCCGGTGTTACAATATCAAATGCCATCTATCGTGTTTCTTTTTTGGTCGTTTTTTTAACCGCTTTTACCGCACGCGCTTTTGGTGCTTCGGCAATTGCTTCGCAAAAACCAGCGTTCAAAAAGTCTGTGACCATCTCCGGGGAACTAAGTTCCACCACCGCGTGTTTGCGATAGTGGAACCCGTTTCCGGAAATAGATTTTAGAAATCTAACTTTCATTGATTATGCTTGAATCAAGTGCTTAACTGCGCGGCTATCAAGAACGGCTGAGTCCTTTCTAGAAGTGCTGATAAATCCAATTTCAAGTTCGTCCATGTAACGTTCGTTCAATCTGATTATCTGAACACCACCAGCAGAGCGAACAACGAACTTACTGAAGTCAGCAGCTATCAAAGTCTTTTGACCCGTAGTGATTGCAGATGCCATATCGTTGTTGTAATACAAGTTGAATCCAAATAATTTATCCGGTTGACCAACTTCCATTGATGGGATAAAGATTGGGAAATCATTTGCAGAACCAAGACCCAAAGCGCGGATTGCAGAAATTACAGCATCATTTGCCATAAGTCCAAAAGACGCTTTGTTTCTATAACTTGGGTCAATGCTGTGGATTAACGAAAGGATATCATCAGCAGCGATTGCAGTTGCAGACGCGGCGGTGTTTCCTAAAGTTGAACCGGCAACGATTCCTTGTGGCTGGCTTGAACCAGTACCATTCGTGAATGCTGCGTTTGTAGCGCGAGCAGTTCTTTCGCCCATTGCTTCAGCAAGGAAACCATTTAAGTCAAACGCGTTATCTTGCAATAATTGCATAGAAACACGAACTTGACTAGCGTAGTTGTAAGCAGATAATTGCTTGTTAGCAAACGTCATATCTTGAACAGTGACGGCAGCGGCTTCAGAAGTTAAAGCCGAACTTGTTGCAGTGTCGTTGATTGTAGGGTAATCCAACAATGCGCCACCTGCGGTGTTCAATTTTTTCGCTAATCTTTCAACCTCACCAGTGAACAATGTCGCCATGTCCAATTCGTTGCTGAAATCTTGCGGTACTAAGAAACCACCCAAAGAATCAGTTCCAGCAACTTGAGTTGAAGTACCACGTAGTTGAGTCATTATTGAACGCTCTTCGCTTGTCAATGAACCCATTCCGTTGCGAAGGTAGCTTTCAAATGCACCCTTGCGAGTTGCTTTTGGAGCAGCTTCACGAACTTCAGCGTTTGCGGCCAATTCTTTTTTCATATCGGCAACACGTTCAAGTGTGTCGATTTGGTCTTTGATGCTTCTTGCATCGCTTTCCATTGCGTCAAATTTTGACTTTTCTTCAGCGTTCAGACCACGGCCTTCAGCTTGAGCAGCGTCAACAATTTTTGTCGCATTTTTGATTAATTCAGCGCGGTGACCGCGCAATTCGATGTTTTTCATCGTTTACAAATTTAGAATTTTACTTTTATACAAATAAAGGTTGGAATCGTCTTCTTTCATTTCCACTTCTTCGGGTGCGCTCTCTATTGGCGCGGCCGCTTCAACTTCAACTTTTGGTTCTGTTTCCAAATCGCGTGTCAAAACTTCACTTGTTGAGTCCGGATATGCCGGTTGTGCAACTGGTGAAACGTCCAACAATCGTGATATCTTTGTGATGATTCGGTAGGTTTTGCCATTACGCTCTTCCCAATAATCATCACCAATTAAAAACGCAAACGACGATTGATTGATGTCGCCGCGTTTCATTAATTCAATAAGGTCATTCGCGTATGTTGTATTCGGCATTTTAACTTCGTAATACAATCCGCGTTCGTCTGAACTGATGGCCAACGTTCCCGATGACACACGTCCTAAAAGACGATTTTCGTCGTGGTTTAAATATGCACGAACATCATCACCCATCACATCGCTAAATGCGCCCGGTGCGATTTGTTCGTAAAAACCACCCATGTTTTCAGAATCTGAATTGTAAACCGCCGCATAACCGCGAACAATCACACCTTCATTTTCATTTATTTCGACATCTTCCATTCTGTATTCAGAACGAACGATTTCGTTTTGTTTCAATCTTATTTCGGCGGATTCGGAAATGTTGACAATGATTTCGTCACCATTCTTTCCCATCACGCGTTTTTCTATCTTATTCATTTTCGGTCGTGTTTGATTGTGAATCGTTTGACGAATTGACATCAATCATATTCATTGGCTGCAAATAAGCATCACCGCCAACAATTGGGGCCATGTTTTCCATTTTCAAAACATCATTGGCAGACAACCATCCCCACTGGCGTCCCTTTGTGTACGCCTCGTATCTTGAACGAATATCACCTCGTAAAATTCCGTCCATATTAAAACGGATGTAATATTCTGAATCTGTGATGAACAATTTTCTATTGAATTCGGATTCCCAACGTTTAACCCATGGCAATATTGTATTGCGTTGGAACATAATTCCTTGCTCCTCTACGTTTGCGCGAGTTGATGAATTTTCCAAACTTCCAAGGTAAGCCAATGGAATACGGAAAAAACGTGCGATGTCTTCAACACCAAATTTTCGTGTGCTTATGAATTGGGATTCTTGTGGGGAAATGCTCATTTTTTCAACGCTCATTCCCTCTTCTAAAATAGCCGTTTTGTGGCTGTTCTCCAGACCCGAGTTCCTTTGGGTCCACGAACGCATCAAACGTTTGTAAGCTTCATCTGAAAGACGTCCCGGGTGTGTTAACACCGCCGAAACGTTTGCACCATTACCAAAGAATGAACCGCCAAATCTATCGGCTGCCAATCCTAATCCAATGGATTCGCGTGCGGCCTCAAGAACTGATTTCCCGACAATCCCGTCAAAACTTAATCCAACCAAATGAATCATTTCCGAATCGTCAAACGTTTCGTTTTCATCTATCGTATAGAATTTTTCGTCTTTATAAACTTTGACTTGTACGCGGTCCGGGTGAATTGGAATCAACCTTTTTGGTTGTCCGGCTTCGTTGCGTTGTATTGCAATGAATGCGTTTCCATGTAGACACAAATGCGCTTGACACGTTTCACGAAATGTGAAATCCGTCATCATCACATTTGGTTGATGAATAAGTTTATTGATTGGATGTGCGTCGGCATTTACAACAACGCCATCCTTTGTTTGCTTAACGTTCCACGGCAATGATGCCATCGTTTCCGATATGACACGAACGGCCCCAAATACGGCCGACAATTGCATTGCTGAATTTTCTGTGACTGCGATTCCCGTCGCTGAATCGTTGCCGCTCATAAGCCATTCGGCTGGATTCGACAAAGATGTTGATGGGCGGTTCGGATTGTTTCTAAATGCTCCGACTATTCGCCCAAATAAATTTTGATTTTCGGCCATCCGTTTGAAAATGATTGTACAATTCGGGTTCAATATACGCTATCATTTGCAATGTGCAAAAATAAAAAAAAGGGACGTCACCACAACGTCCCTTCAACCAAAACACCAAACGAATCAGAACGATTCGCGGTTACTTAAATGCTTGTATGTATTGCCGCTTTTCTTCTCAATCTTTCGGCCAATGCCGCTTTCGAGAATGAAACGTATCGCGTGCATTCTTTCAACACAACGCCCAACGGCGTGATTGATTCAACAAAGAA